ATCCTGGCTACAGTTTGAGGAAAAATTATGGATAATCCAGCACTAGATAAACCTTACATTACATTGATTTGTAATCCGTATGAACACGAAACATCTGTCAATACACGAGTAACGATTGATGTAATGGAAAAAGATTTAAGTCGAGATGATATGATTAAAGTCCTAGAAGACTTTATGAAAGCAATAGGCTATCATTTCAATAAAGATGAACATTTAGGAATTGATTATGAGTGATGCAATTTTAGAAGGCTTTGGCTCTGCAGTAGAAGAGATTAAAGAAGAAGAGTTTAATGAAAAGCTCTCTAAAATTTCTCCTTTTGACTTTGTTAACAGCATTAACTTTACAAAACAGAATTTAATTATTGATGAGAGGACTGAGAACGAATACAATCCTTTTATCGTTAATCGTGGGTTAGGTTTTAATCCTGATACAGTAATTGCATCGAATGAAATGAACTCACGTCCACACCTAGATAAAAAAATGCAATATGATTTTTTACAGGCAGTGGTAAGAAAAGGCAAACGCTATGGTAAATGGCTAAAGAGTGAAGAAGAAAATTTAGAACTAATACAGAAGCAGTTTGGGTATAGTTTTAATAAAGCTAAAGAGGCTCTCCGTATTTTGACAGAAGAACAGTTGCAGGAGATCCGTGAGTATCAAGAAACATCTAAAGGTGGAAAGTTATAAATATCCTTGTCCATTGTTATGGAATATATTAATAAGGTAAATTGAATGATTGACAAAGATAATTTCTTTGGTATTAGCTTTCCTGGTTACGAGCCTCTAGAGGTACAGCTTAATACACCCGACGACTTCTTAAAGGTAAAGGAAACTTTATCTCGCATCGGTGTAGCTTCTAGAAAAGACAATGTTTTATATCAATCTTGTCATATTTTGCACAAGAAAGGTAGATACTTTATTACGCATTTTAAAGAACTTTTTGCACTTGATGGCAAACAGACTGACATGACTGATAACGACCTGCAACGAAGGAATACTATTGCAAGATTGCTTCAAGAATGGGGACTTATTAAAATACTTAAAGAAGAAGGATTAGAGTACGCTCCTTTAAGTCAAATTAAAATTATAGCGTTTAAAGATAAACATGATTGGAACCTCGTTCCTAAATATAATATTGGAAAGAAATACTAAAAATAAATGCTGATTAATATTCACCCCTTGATTTGTTTTCAAGACAGTGTCCTGTCTGCAAAAGAATGCGAACATATAATTGAATTAGCTGAGCCTCACATGACTCGTGCAACTGTCATGTCAGAAGAGAATGGTGGTTTACACGCATCGAGAACAGGTAACTATCATTTTATTAAGAAAGGTGAGGACACTATTGTAGACACTGTATACCGCAGAGTTTCAACACTTTGTGGCATGCCTATAGAATGGGGTGAGGCTATGCAGGTAATTAGTTACGACCAAACACAAGAGTATGCACCTCATTTTGATACTTTTGAACTTAAACACATGCCTGAACAAGAGGCGAGAGGCGGTCAACGAATATTAACAGCACTATGCTATTTGAACACACCAATGTCAGGAGGAGGAACAACCTTTCCTGAATTGAACAGAACTATTGATGCTAAACAAGGGCGCATGGTAGTATTCCAAAACACTTTTAATGGAGGAACTGTCAGACATCCTTGGTCCAAACACGGAGGAGATCCTGTTGGGATGGGCATTAAATGGGCGTGTAATATTTGGTTTAGAGAATCTACATTTAAATAGAAAAAACTGAGCTAACTATTATACATATTAATGAGGCGCCGAAAGGGCCTCAAAATCTAACCTTGCTAAATTTATAGGAGGAAAGCAAAATGGTAAGACGATATACTACAGCCACGATGGCTGATTTTCTAAACGATGTAGCACCTTTCACGGTAGGCTTTGATAAGGTACTAGATAATATTGCTAATGTTTCTGACATTGCACACAATTATCCCCCTTACAACATCGTAAAAAATGATGACGAATCATTCGTTATCGAACTTGCAGCAGCAGGTTTCCGTAAGGACGAGTTTAATATTCAGCACGTTCCACATAACGGAAACAAGCTAGTTGTACAGGGTGTTCAGGATCGCGGAGAAGATAAGCGTGATTTTGTACATAAAGGAATCGGCGCAAGAAACTTTACTAGATCATTTGCACTAACAGATGATGTAGTAGTTGACGGTGCTAAATTTGAAGACGGTATGCTTCTCATCTCACTCAAAAGAGTTATTCCAGAAGAGAAGAAAACAAAAGAAATTAAAGTTAAATAATTAGGAGTAAAACATGGCCGACGTGCGTATTTTAAAATTGGTATCAGGTGAAGATATTATTGGAGACATCAAAGAGATTGATGTTGAAGGCAAAGAGTTTATCCTAGTTAATAAACCTATGTTGGTGGTTATGATGCCAAAGCAGGAAAACCCTAACGAATATGCCGTCGGCCTTGTTCCGTATGCACCGTTTGCGGAAGGGAACCAAGTACCTATTATGCCGCAACACATTGTTTCAATTTACAGCCCAGAAGCAGGTCTAAGAAACGAATACAGTACTAGATTTGGTTCTGGATTAGTTGTACCTGATAATAAAATAGACACTAAAAAATTACTCAACGGATAATAATGTACGAGTATCGTTGTAACATTGTTAGAGTAGTAGATGGAGATACAGTAGATGTGGATATCGACTTGGGCTTCGGTATATGGATCCGCAATGAGCGCGTTCGTCTCTATGGTATCGACACACCGGAAAGTAGAACCCGTAATAAAGTCGAAAAGAAATACGGATTGTACGCAAAGGAATTCCTCAAATCTATTCTTGGAAAACAATCCGTGCTACGAACTAAAAAAGACGAAGCAGGGAAATACGGTAGAATACTCGGAGAGTTTATCGTTTACGACTCGAAAGAGGATAGATCTCTTAGTGTAAAAGACATTATGATCCGAGAACATATTGGTGTACCTTACTTTGGGCAATCCAAAGAAGAAATTGCAGAAGCACATTTAAGAAATTACGAACTATTAGGCGACATTTAACAAAATAGTTCTTGACATTCACTCCACAAGAGTGTATAATATGGTTCTAACTTGAGGTGGAGTCTACATGAACTTTTATACTTACGCTAAGCACTACGGCAACAAAATACATGTTCGTGGTGTTAAAAATGGTAAGCGTTTTATAGCAAGACACGACTTTAGTCCTACTTTGTATGTAAAGTCGGACAAACCCTCCCCCTTTAAAAGCATGTTTGGAGAAAAGATTTCTCCTATACTATTTGATACTAACAAAGAAGCATCCGAGTTTGTAGATCGCTATAAAGAAGTTTCTAACTTTCCTATTTTTGGACAAACCCAATGGGGGTATCAATATCTAACTGAAAGGTATCCAGGTACTGTTGAATGGAATGCTGAAAACATTGCCATTTATTCTATAGATATCGAAACAAGTTCTGAGAATGGCTTTCCCCAAGTAGACAATCCTATTGAAGAAGTTCTACTGATTACCTTACAAAACAATTTTACAAAAGACATTACTACATTTGGTGTAGGTTCATTTACACCTACTGCACACACCAAACATTTAAACGTAGAATATATTCAGTGTGATACTGAACGTGCTTTGTTGTTTAAGTTTATGGACTGGTGGAAACAAAACTGTCCTGATGTTATAACAGGTTGGAACTCCTCTCTGTTTGACATTCCTTATCTTGTTGCTCGTACTGATAGACTTTTGGGAGACGATCATAAAAAGATGTACTCTCCTTTTGGTTTGGTTTCTCGTCGTGTAATTAACATGCAAGGCAGAGAACAAACCACATACGACATTCAAGGTGTTGCACAGTTAGACTATTTGGACTTGTATAAGAAGTTTACATACACTGCACAAGAGTCCTACAAACTAGATTATATTGCTGAGGTAGAACTAGGACACAAAAAACTAGACAATCCCTTTGACACTTTTAAAGAGTTTTACGACAACGACTGGAACTTGTTTGTTGAGTATAACATTATTGACACCGTCCTTGTTGATGAACTAGAGGACAAGATGAAGTTGATTGAACTTTGTCTAACTATGGCATACGATGCTAAGTGTAATTATCAAGATGTTTTTTCTTCTGTTAGGACTTGGGATTGTTTGTTGTACAATCATTTGATTGATCAAAATGTTGTAATACACCAGCGCCCGGAACGTCCAGCAAGAACTATTGCTGGTGCTTTTGTACAAGAGCCTATTGCAGGACAATACGAGTGGGTTGCATCTTTTGACGCTACCTCACTTTATCCTTCTATTATTATGCAGTACAATATGTCTCCTGAAACTCTTGTGCCAGGTAATACTTATGATGTAACTGTTGATAGTTTGTTAGATGGAAAAAACGATCTATCTGATTTGAAGAAAGATGACTATGCAATGACTGCGAATGGTTATTGTTTTACCCGAACACGAATGGGTTACTTTCCTGAAATTGTTAGTAAGTTTTTTGATGACAGACAAAAGTATAAGCGTCTAATGATTGACGCTCAGAACAAATATGAGGAAACTGGAGACAAGAAGTATCAGAAGGATATATCTAAATTTAATAACTTCCAGATGGCTCGTAAGATTCAACTAAACAGTTTATATGGTGCAATGGCTAACGAATACTTTCGTTATTATGACGATCGAATTGCAGAAGGCATTACCCTGACTGGACAATATATTATTAGGCAAACTGCTACTGCACTTGATAAGTTTATAAACAAGGTGTGTGATACTGAAAATAAAATGTACAGTTTTTATTCTGACACAGACTCATGTTACATTACTCTAAAGCCTCTTGTAGATAAGTTTTTTGCAGACAAGCCTAAAGAAAAAATTATTGACATTTTAGATAAGATTGGTAGTGAGCAGATAGAGCCTTGTATTGATAAGGCAATGCGTAATCTAGCTAACTACACAAATGCTTTTGAACATAAATTGTTCTTTAAGCGTGAGGCAATCGCCGATAATTGTATCTGGGTTGCTAAAAAACGATACGCTATGAATGTTTACGACAACGAAGGTGTTCGTTATAAGGAACCTAAACTAAAGGTTATGGGTTTAGAAATTGTTCGTTCCTCTACTCCTGGTTGTGTTCGAGACAGTCTAAAAGAAGCAGTTCGTATCTGTCTTACACAAGATGAAAATGCTTTGCACAAGTTTGTAGATGACACAAAGGCGGAGTTTAACAACAAGAGCCCTGAAGAGATTGCCTTCCCTCGTGGTTGTAATAACTTAGCAAAGTATAGAAGTGCTTCTCACATTTATGAAAAAGGAACACCTATTCATGTTCGAGGTAGTTTACTGTACAATTATTATTTGAAAGAGAACAAAGTTGGACATAAGTATGAGGACATTAAAGAGGGCGATAAAATTAAATTTTTGTATCTCAAGGAGCCCAATGTAGTTAAGGAGAACTGTATGGCATTTATTGGAACTTTGCCGAAAGAGTTTGGCGTACACAAATACATAGATTATGACACAATGTTTCAGAAAGCATTTTTAGAGCCTATGGATACTATCGTTAAATCGCTAGGTTGGAATACGGAGCCTCAAGCAACATTAGAAGATCTGTTCTCATGAGTTGGTGGGATAGATTAGTAGCACGCATTGTTGCGTGGTTTGAGCGTCCGGTGGAAGAAAATCCTCTCGATAAGGCGATAGTAGAAAAACTTCCACAAGAAGGTGAAGTAAATAAAGTTTATCAAGCACGTTGGGTTTGGTACCATACAATACTTGCAATAGAATTGTTTTTTACTAATCTTCTTTTGTTGTTTATATTGTTTGTAGTAGCATTAAAATTATGAATTTATTTCTTTTTCAAAACAAATACACTTACTTTGAAAGTCCTTGGCCGCACATTGTAATTGATAACTGTTTGCCTGATGACATTGCCAAAGAACTCTCAGATACATTTCTTGAAAAAACAGAGCTCTGGGATGAACTAAAGAATCAGAATATGAACAGCCTGTACAAGATGAATGTTTTGTTGTCAGGTATATTTAATAAGGATTTGGTAAACGTTTATTCTGATGAATGGAATTTAAACGTACATGTTGCATCAACAGAAATAGAATTAATCAGAGATTGGCACACAGATGGGCTTGACAAACGATACCAAATTATATTATACTTAGGAGATGTGAAATGCGGTCAATATGAGATGAAAAATAAAGATGGATGGACTAAAACCATTCCATATAAACATAATCGTCTTTTGGCTTGGTATAACGATACCTCCGATAACCCAACTTATCATAGATTTTGGACAGGCGATAAAGACAGGCATACAGTTAACATGCCAATATACAGGAAAAAATAAATGAGATTATTAATTGTAGGATATGGATTTGTAGGTAAGGCAACAGAGTATCTTTTTAAAGACTCTAATGTTGAACTAGATATCCATGATCCAGCACAGGGGTATAATAATAAACACCAAGTGTATGATTATATATTTTTGTGCGTACCAACTGATTTAGATAGTGGAACTAAAAAATTAAATATTGAAACTCTTAAAACAGTATATGAAGAATGGAAAGATAAAGGGCGTACTGTCGTTAGAAGTACTATTGGTCCTGATCAAGTAGAACAATTTCCAGAAGCAATTATTATGCCGGAGTTTTTAAGAGAGAAACATTGGAAGGAAGACGTAGACGATAAAGATATACCTATCATTCTTGGCGGAGAACATGTTTGGTGTGAGCCACTATACATGAAAACTTGTACGTTAGGAAAAGGTGCTACATTTTTTGTGAGTGCCAAACAGGCTTCCATGTTTAAAATGGCTCGTAATACTGCTTTAGCTATGAGAGTAGCATTAGCAAACGAGTTTAAAGAAATTTGTGACAGATTAGATGTTGGTTATGATGTGTTGCAAGGAATGCTTAGTCGCGACAAAGTAATTGGAGGTACACATTGGCAGGTACCTGGTCCAGACGGCAAAGTAGGTTTCGGAGGAAAATGTTTGCCAAAAGACTTGACACACATGAGTACTCTATGTTATAATGATTACAATATAATGGAAGATGCTGTTAAGGCTAATATGATTCGTAAAATAAGAGAAATTGGAACCATGTTAGACGCGGCCCATGCACATTTCCAGTAAGGAGAAATATTATGAGTTTGATTGATAAACTAAAAAAGAATTCTACAATTAAGGAATCGGAGATCCTGACACAGTCTAAGTTCTTTACATCTAAAGACTTGATTCAGACACCTGTTCCTGCACTTAACGTTGCGTTGAGTGGTAGACTTGATGGAGGACTTACACCTGGACTAACTGTTTTTGCAGGTCCTAGTAAGCACTTTAAAACTGCTTTTGCTATGATGTTGGCAAAGGCATATCTAGACAAATATGATGATGGTGTCATTTTGTTTTATGACTCGGAGTTTGGTGCTCCTCAGAGCTATTTTAATAGTTTTGGTATTGATACAGATAGGGTTATACACACGCCCATTACAGATATTGAACAGTTAAAACATGATTCCATGTCTCAGCTTAACGGCATTGAGAGAGGCGATCATGTTATGGTTATTGTAGACTCTGTAGGTAACTTGGCGAGTAAGAAAGAAGTAGAGGATGCTCTTGAAGGTAAGAGTGTAGCAGACATGACAAGGGCTAAAGGATTGAAGTCGTTGTTTAGAATGATTACGCCTCACTTAACTATTAAAGACATTCCTGCAGTTGTTGTTAACCATACATATAAAGAGATTGGTTTATTTCCGAAAGATGTTGTGTCTGGTGGTACAGGCATTTACTACAGTGCCGACAACATTTACATTATTGGTAGGCAACAAGAAAAAACAGGTAAGGATCTAACAGGATATAACTTTATTATTAATGTTGAAAAGTCTCGTTATGTGAGAGAGAAGTCTAAGATCCCTGTAGAAGTTTCCTTTGAGGGAGGCATTAGTAAGTGGTCTGGTTTGTTAGACATTGCACTAGAGTCCGGACATGTAATTAAGCCTTCTAATGGTTGGTATCAGAGAGTAGATATGTCTACAGGTGAAGCAGTTGATCCTAAAGTTAGAGCCAGTGACACTTACACCAAAGATTTTTGGTTGCCTATTTTGAAAGACGACTCATTTAGCAAATGGATTGAAAATAGGTATTTAATTTCTAGTGAGGCAGGTATTTTTAGAGATGAAGTTTCTGAAGAAGACATCGAAAAAGCATACGAAGAAGCCTGAAGGCGCATGTGACCGATGCCAATTAACTATTTGGCAAGGCGATAAAGCAATTTGTTTCCACACAGATACAGAAGAACTGTATTTGTGTGAAAATTGTATCAGTGAAATTTATGGAGAATACACTAAGGATTTATTATAATGATTGAAAGAATTATTTTGGCAGAACTTTGTAAGGACGAGGAGTATACAAGAAAAGTTATTCCTTTTCTTAAGGCAGAATACTTCTTTAATCCTGGTGAAAAAATCCTTTTTGAAAAAATTGAACAACACGTTGTTAAATACAATTCTACTCCCGATACAAATGCTTTGGTTATTGCTGTACAGGAAGACAGGAAAGTAAGCGAGGCAGAACTAGCTGAGATAGAAGGTGTACTTAAAAATTTAAATACAGAAGACACAAACAGAGAATGGTTACTTAATGAGACAGAAAAGTTTTGTAAAGATAAAGCTCTTTATCTTGCTGTTATGGAAAGCATTAGTATTATTGATGGCAAGGACAAAGACAAACCTACATCTGCGCTTCCTTCTATCTTATCCGATGCTCTTGCGGTTGGGTTCGACACTAACATAGGACACGACTATATTGATGATGCTGAATCTCGATTTGAGTTTTACCATCGACTAGAAGAAAAACTTCCTTTTGATCTAGAAATGTTTAATGAGATTACAGAAGGCGGACTAGTAAACAAAACACTTAATGTAGCTCTTGCAGGTACAGGTGTTGGTAAGTCTTTGTTTATGTGTCACATGGCAGGTAATTGTATCTCACAAGGTAAAAATGTCTTATACATAACATTAGAGATGTCTGAAGAAAGAATTGCTGAACGTATTGATGCTAATCTTATGAACATTCCAATACAGCAGTTGAAGGAACTTCCTAAGACAATGTTTGATGATAGGATTAAAAAACTAAACGAAAAAATTAACGGCAGACTTATCATCAAGGAATATCCGACAGCGTCTGCTAATGCTGGACACTTTAAGGCTCTGTTAAATGAACTTAGACTCAAGAGAAATTTTAGCCCGGATATTATTTTTGTGGACTATCTTAACATTTGCAGCTCTAGTAGGTATAGGGCAGGTACGTCAGCGAATAGTTACACAATTATTAAGGCAATCGCAGAAGAACTTAGAGGCCTCGCTGTAGAGTTTGATGTACCTCTTGTTACAGCTACACAAACAACAAGAGGTGGTTACAACAGCAGCGATGTAGAACTTACAGATACTTCGGAGTCGTTTGGTTTGCCTGCTACAGCAGACTTGATGTTTGCTCTTATAAGTACTGAGGACATAGAAAAACTTGGACAGGTAATGGTAAAACAATTAAAGAACCGTTACAGTGATCCTACAAGAAACAAACGCTTTATGGTTGGAGTAGATAGAGCTAGAATGAAGCTCTATGATATAGAAGATCCACAGGCGGGATTACAGGATACAGGTGATGAAGAGGATCAAGGACCTGTATTTGATAAAGGCAGATTTGGAGCTGGAAAGTACGATGAAATTAACTTTTAATGAAGTAGATTTTGATATCTACGATGATGAATTTTCACTTAGGCATGGTGCCTTTGTAGAAAAAGATATTAAACCAGAAAATGAAATCTTTTGGTTTGATTTAGATCCAATCGCTCTAAAAGAAGAAATTGATTCGCTTCGTTTAGAATTAGACATACAGACTAACATGACATTAGATGAAGGACTTATGAATCATCTACATGCAAACTTTGTTCAGTGGCATGATCAAGCGGAAGGTGAACGTAAGAAAAAATTGTCTAAAATGAATGATACAATTCATAAACTAGAACTTGCAAGAACAGGACAACCTGCTAGATGGGGGTACATTAATGGACAAACAACATATCGTCTCCCAGAACATGCTTATGAAAGATTTACAATTAAAAGAAAGTTTGGACATCTTTATATGGGTTATACTCATGTAGGAAAGCATTTTGCAGAAATTGTAGGGAGTCAGGATGTACATATCCCAGCAAATCAAATTGTGCCACAGTATTGGGCTAGATCAGATTTCTTTATTTGGTTAGGTGATGATGTGACAGATGAGCAAGAAAAAGCCTGGTGGGAAAAAGCTCGGGTAACATATAAAAAGATGAAAGATAAAATGCCTTATGCCTTACACAATCCTAAATTAGCTGTTGGTCATATTCCTTTTGGAAAAATGACAAGAACAGACTGGACTAGGGAAGATTTTATCAAACACATGAGAGCTTATAGTTATAAATAATTAGACTTCAATAGGAGGGCTAATTATGTCAGAAGAAGAAAAGAAATCTTCGTCTAATTTCCATCCTGCTGATAGCAATGGCGATGGCAAAGTCGACGCCGAAGAACATAAAATGTATATGGAGTTCAAGAGGAAGGAGCTTGAGGACCAAGATGCAATGCGAGACTCTCAGAGAAGCATGGCATGGTTCGCACTATTTGGCATGTTACTTTATCCTTTTGCTGTGGTAATTGCATCATTAGCAGGATTAGAACAGGCGCAAGAAACATTAGGCGACATGGCACCAACTTACTTTGTCGCAGTTGCTGGTATTGTAGCAGCATTTTTTGGTGCACAGGCATTTACTAAAAAGTAAATAGGTAATTATGGATATAATTAAAGATATAAGAAGAAGGCACGATGCCGGACGCTTACATGATGAGTACTCAACAGAGATGCCAGTGCCTCATGTATATTTGAATGATTTTTTATCAAAAGACTTAGCGGCTGCTATGTACAAGGAAGCATGTACAGCCGATGATTCTTTGTGGACTACTTTTGATAGAAAAGGTAGCCATATGAAAGAGTGTAAAGTCCTAGAGCATCTACCAGTTGCTTCTCAATTTGTAAATGAGATGCACAGCAGTTTAGGGCTTGAATGGATCTCCACGTTAACAGGCATGGATGGTATTATGGGAGATCCATATCTTGTAGGGGCAGGCTACTCTAAAAGTTATAACGGAGATTTCCTACAAGTACATTCAGATTTTAACTGGCAAGATAAACTAAAACTTCACAGAGCCGCTTCACTAATTGTTTACCTTACACCCGATTGGGAACCAGAGTGGAATGGAGCTTTAGAGTTTTGGGACAACATGAAGGAAAAACCAGTCAAGGAATTTCCTTGTATACATAATAGTGTAATTATATGGGATTACAGTCCGAGAGGATTTCACGGATACCCCAAGCCAATTAATTGTCCTGCTGATGTGCATAGGACGACGTTTAGGCTATTCTATTATTACAGCGACGCGCAGTATAAACAAAACGATCGTCCGCATAGAAGCTTGTATTGGTACGATAAAGAAGCTCAAGAGCCATATGATATAGCGAGTAGGAGATAAAATGGGCGCACTTGGTTATGTAAATAATGTTTATAGTGATACAAAACTACCTTACGATAGTTACATTAAAGGATATATTCGTCCTATAAATGAAGGTATCTATAACGACAAAGCAATTTATCTTTATGATAGATTAGACCTTGCAGTAAGACAATACAAATTAGAAGATCTTCTTTCACCTAAAGTTGTCTCACATCTAAAAGGAAATAATGATACAAAACTATTAATCTTTTACCCAGACGATTATTTTAATCTTCATGATACAAAAACTTTTAATCGAGTTCTTCAAGAGAAAAGAATTCCTCTAAACAAAGTTCATATGATTATGAAAGACGATTTGTTTAGAAGGTTTGCAAGATCAAAAATGGGAGATGAAATTACATATCATGTGTACTCCCCGCTTCAAACAAGAGTAAGAAATATTGATTTTAAACACACTACAAGTAAAAAGTTTAGTGTGTTTAGCAGAAACTATAATGAACATAGACTTGCATTACTTTTAGAACTTGTTATGCGAGAATTGACTGACAAGTTTAATCTTACCTTTCATAATTTCAATCCTTATGTTATGATTGAACACAATCATGAATTAAAACCTGAAGATAGAGTAAAGGTATTTACACAAGAAGAAATCATACAAGATGCTAAAGATTTTGGTTTGTATAATGATAAAACGAAAGAATGGATTGATAAAATTCCCCATACTATCGAGGATACTAGACGAGAATCTTTAGACAAGTGGACTAATGTTATTATGGACTCTCTTATAGATGCAGACTTTCATATTATTGTAGAGTCACATTACGATCCTTTTAATAATTTTATGGGCTATAAAGGCAACGTTTCCGTAGAGGAATTTTCGCCAGCGTTCTTAACAGAAAAAACATATAAGTGTATTGCAGCCGGACGCCCATTTTTAGCATACACCACACCATACTTTATCAAAGAGATTCGAACACTTGGGTATAAAACATTTCATCCTTATATAAATGAAGATTACGACAGCATTGAGGATAATGATGAAAGAAGAAGAGCTATTGCTAAAGAAATTAAAAGGCTCGATAATCTTTCCGCTGACGAGTACAAAAAGGTTCGAGATAAATGTTTTGAAATTGCACAACACAATAGAAAAGTTTTGTATTCTGAAAACGTGGGTTTGTTAAATGAATACAAACAAGGTCCTTTTGGAGAGATGCTATTAGACTTTAACAAGTATTGGAAATCTGGAAAAGAAGAAGATTATATTACCGATACTATGTTGAGCCATGTTCAGCAATGATTGTAATTACATTGCCCAGGAGTGGTGGTACTAAGTTCTGTATGGACTTAGCAAAGGAGCACAATTTAGAGTATTTTGGGGAGCTGTGCTTTGATCATACTACAGATTATGATCACAAATTTGTAAGTTTGGCTGAACATAAGAACAAACATCACGAAATACCAAATTGCCAACCTGTTAGAACACCTCATGCCTTTATGAAAGCTCTTTCTAATCATGAGCAGTATGTTATTCAATCAAACATTCATTCACCAATAACAATACTTCCTTTTGCAGATTATTTTCTGTTAAGAAGAGACTTTCCCAATATGGTTAAGTCCTGGTTCAACTTTATTGTTGATACGGTAGAGCAGAGAGATGACGCCGACACAGTGTTCTCATGGATGCTACCTAACATGATTGATCGCTTTGGTAAGTATACGGGTATCATAATAGATTACTGTTACATTAACTGGAAGCCTATCACGTGGTATGAGGATTTATACAGTACTTCAACCAAATATGTTAAAGCAGAGCAGAATCACAGATACAGTAGAGTACTGGACTTGATACACGAAACGTCAGAGAAGTACGAGCTACACGAAAAATACCATAGATATACCCTAGGATAGCCTAAAATAGCGTGTGAGACAGAGGCTCTGCTAGCGTCTGACAGAGCCTGTAAGTCATTGATTTCTATAGATTAATTTAGGCTTGACAAATACAAATTTTGGTGCTATAATGTGCCTTATAAGTTATTGATACCTATAGTAAAAAAAAGTTGAAAAAAGTTAAAAAAAGGCTTGACATTTACTGAAATAGGTGCTATAATGTACGCATAAACAATGAGAAGTGAGGTTAGTGTTTATGGTAAGAATTTTTGAAAAAGGTCCTAAGTTTGTTTTTGGGAAGTGTTTAGAAGCAGCCGAATGGGTATGTGGTGACTGGCCAGAAGGTCAAGGCTTTGGCTCAAGTGATAGAGCCGCAGTATACAGATCGGCTCTTAGAGATGTAATTGGCGCTGCAAACGCTGAGAAGTTTTTTAAGCAAGAAATTGAACTCAACCCAACAGAACTAGAGTTATTTAAGACCGGCGTATCAAACGCTATTTCAGAAGTTTTTGCTAAAGAGGCACTTTAATATGAAACTCGTTATTTGGACCCAATACAAAGAAAACTATGGCGCCCATGATTGGGACGGCAAGGGTGAGTGCCCTCAGTACTGGAAGTTCAAGGGTGGCAGCACCTATGTGGTTCGTGACATCACGAATGCTCAAATGAACAAGATTGCTAAGGAGGGTATTCCTACTCTCACCGATCTTATCGAGTATCGTAACGAGGCTTCTGAGGAGTACATTATCTCCTGGGAGATCCTTGAGGACTCTGCTAAGGAGTGCGAGGATTGGGACTCTGTAACCGAGTTTGTTTGGAAGATGGATCGTTGGGTTTGTCAGCGCCTCACCAACAATGACGAGCATGGTTACATGCGTCGTGAAATTCTCGCCAAGAGTGAATCATGGATTCCTCTCCCACAATCAGAACGCTCAGACTATAAGTGTGAGTTCAAAACAGCTCAAGGCTGGGTAAGTCCTGAGCAATTCTCAGCTATGGTGGCATAATGCAAGTACTAAAAGAAGTTACCCAATGGGTAGGCGATGTTCAACCTAATCATACCTACCTTGTAGATGGTGATAAGATTATTGCCTACAAGCCTAAACACGGCATGGAAATTCGAACAAGCCCGAGTGGCAAATTGAAACTTGTTCGTACTCGTAGGCAGTTTGAAAAGTTTAAGTATATTCCACATGATTGGCCAGGAGTTAGTGTATGAGTATTGAACGAATTAAGGAAAAGATGGATGCAATCCGTACTGCTGAAAATTGCATTCATTCGTGCTTGTCGGTCAATCCGCAGGCTGTTGACATGGGCGTATTTGTTCTGCTCAACGAGCTTAAAATGGATCTTCTAGATATTTTAGATAAAAAATCTGAAAAAATGCTTGACTTTTAAATAGAAAGGTATTATAATAGCTGTTATGGATAAAAGATTATATAAATTCGCAGGTTACTCTGTCATGCCTAACGGGACTACAAAAGCTCGTTTTTCAAATGACGTAGTAACTAGTGTAAAGAGGTTAAGGGATAATTCAGGAATTGATTTTGTTGAGTTGCCCTTTTCAATGACAAAGAAAGACGCATCAAAGTTTGCTCTTGCTATCTACAAAGAGGCAAGTGCTGATACTAAAGATGCGTTTCTCCGAGTCATTAATCGTGGAGTGCCCAAGACTAGTAGACGTAAAACTAGTTGAGGGATTTTGTAATTAATTTAATATTAACTTAATTGGAGTGAAATATGTCAACTAAGACTGTAAAAGTAAATCAGGCTGCAAAGGTACTTAACTTCCTTTCATCTGGTGCAACCCTAACTGAAAACCAGGCTCGTAAAATGTTTGGTATTCAATCCGTTGGTGCTCGAATCAACGAGCTTCGTTCAGCAGGTTACCCTGTTTATACGAATGTTACCAAGACAGGTAAGACTGTCTATCGCCTCGGTACCCCTAGCCGAGCAATGGTAGCTGCTGCTTTTGAAGCAGCTGGTGCAGGCGTTTTTAAGTAAGCGCTCTACATGATGGGGTATAGCCAACAAGACCCTGTTCGCGATGAACAAAACGTTGGGTGCACTTCCCGGGCAAGAAGTAAAACTGCCCATTCGCCGGATTAGCTCAGCAGGTAGAGCAGCTCACTTGTAATGAGAAGGTCGCGAGTTCGATTCTTGCATCCGGCACCAATTTTATCCTACACCCTAAATGTGTAGAAAAAAAAGGCTCCGAAAAATTCGTATAAGTATTTATATGCTAAGGAATTTTGACAAAGTTGAGGTAGATGGATAGACTTACAGACTACATTAAAGTTTATGATAATGTACTTACAAAGACTGAATGTAAGGATTACATAGAACTTTTTAATTCCAGTCAAAGCCAGACGTATGACACGCCTGGCTATAAGTTTGATCAACTTAACTTAAACGAAGCAGGTGCCTATGGCGCTGCACAAGGTTTTATTAAAAAATGCTTACCTAGCATACAGTCATATATAATAAGCGTAAACAAAAAAGAGTTCATACCGTTTAATGGATTTGAACAAGTTCGCATAAAAAAGTATACTGTAGGCACTAACCAAAGATTTGACACCCACGTGGATGTTTTAGATCATGCTAGTGCTAGACGTAGTTTGGTGTTCATGCTATATTTAAATGATAACGATGGGTGTACTTATTTCCCTGGACTAGACTACACTGTTACACCTAAGGAAGGCAGGCTATTAGTGTTCCCACCACTGTGGTTGTACCCACATGGAGGACAAGAGCCCACTAACCATGACAAGTATATTATCATGAGTTGTATACACTATGCCTGACCCTAGGAAATTAAGGCGCAAGAAAACTTACGCGCGTAAGTAAGCGCTTACTATTATAATAAGGAGAAACTTATGAAACATATTAAAGAAGTGATGGAAAGCCATTTTGCCTCTCAGGTAGAGAAGCACCGAATGAATGTTAATATTCTTTTGGAAAATCCCCGTGCAATTCCTGAGCATACTGACTTTTCCGAGGCAGTGGAAAAGGAGTTAGAGCAGATGGCACACTACAAGGATCTTTTAGCAGCATTAAACGATGTCTAGGTTTTTAGTTGGTATACTTACCTCAGACGATATTGAGAAACTAGAAAGAGCTATACTCAATGTTAATCAGCCTTATTACAATCCTGTTGGGTTGTGGGCTGATATCGTCGTTGTAGCAAACAGTTTAGATCCAACTTACGCAGACAAAGCAAAAGAAGTAGCAGAACGAAATAAGTGTAAGTTTATTGTAACAGAATCTAATGGTACTCCTGGACAAGGTAAGCAGACCGTTCTAGATTATTTCTTAACTACACCATATGACTATCTTGTCCCTGTTGATGGTGATGATTATCTTAAAGACTTCGCTCGTATATGTGAAATTGTTAATGAGTGGGAATGTGATGTATTAGTACAAACAAATCAGGAAACTGGTGTTGGACTAAACATTGCAGAGGACATTATACCCAGACAAGTCTTTGAAGCTAAAGAATGGGACATGGCAACAATTAAGTCATGGAAACGATTTGGTAAGGCTCTGAGGCGACACAATCACCCTGTTAAGAATGGACTCAATCGTATCCTATGCCTGTCCCAAGAGGCTGCAGGCTCCTTTAGATATCTAACACACCTGAGAGGCTCAGAGGACGTAGTAGCATCTGCAGAGCTGTACAGCATTGACAAGTTAGTAAAGCACAATACTGACGAGTTTCTTTACGTCTGGGACTACGACACAAACGGAGCTTGGGGTACCTTTATTGGCAATAAAGAAGAAATAGACAACACTATTGCTGCACTTGACGCTGTATATGAGAAACATAACTATATTGACGTCAACAGCAAATCCGATCCAAAGATGATTGTTGAATGGGCTAAATCAGCACACGCAGCAGGAGGACCTGGATCTGATATTATGTGGGATGAGGATTGGGAATCTAAATCTGAACAGTTTCTAAACAAACTATTTTATCAAAAAATTTATGACGAAGAAAACGGTGGCTTTTATACACTGTTTAAGAAAGATGGTAAAATTGTATCAGGGTGTGGTTTGAATAGACTACATGATACAGAGTATGCTAATATTGGTACAAGGTCGTTCACTCTCCCAGAGTACAGAGGAGATACATACGATTTTTATCAGTGGTGGGTAAAAAGAACTTACGAATATATTCTAAAAAATTATCAAGGGTACATTTGGTGCTTTAATAAATACAATAAGAAGTTGTTTGAAACGAATGCTAAAATTAATGATTATAAATTAGCAGACGTTGCACCCAACATAACAAAAGGAAGATATTTTATTCCTGCTAAAGCATGGCCACGTCTTTGTACAATTAACTACACCCCGCAATATGTAGTATATAATGACTGTCCTGGCTGTACAGGTATTGAAGGTTATCTTCAAAGTATAGACGCAGAGCATAATCAGTGAAAAACATTTTCAAATTTAGTGTAGCTTCAGATTTACACATTACCATTGGACAGTACATTAATATTCTAGGAATATTTTTGATTCCAGTTCTTATTATGAACGGAACAGCCTTTCACTGGACTATGGCTGCAATAGGGTATGTACTTTGGAATAATTTTGGAATTTTTACAGGCTATCATAGAATAGCAGCACACAGGCAAATCAAATGCCCAGAGTGGTTTAAGAGATTTACTGCTTTGTGTGCAAACATGATGTGCTTAGGGCCGGCTTTTCATTGGGTGGCACAACACATTGCACATCATGCTCATACCGACACAGAAAAAGACCCACACTCTCCAATCCATAAAGGTTTTTGGAATGTTGTCTTTTTTCTTCCCTATCTAACAGACGATGTCAAATACATTCACGGACGACATCTTATCACAGATCCTTTCTATAAATGGCAAGTTCAATATTATTGGCTAGTTATTATAACCTTTGCTCTTGTATTACTATTAATTGATCCATTTGCATTAGTTTACTTTTGGTTAGTCCCGGTTGGACTATCAAGAATGACACTTGCCTATCTAACATCAGTGGTACACATGGTACCAGGCGCAACAAACAATTATTTTCTAGGTTTCATCTCAGCAGGAGAAGGCTGGCACGGAAACCACCACGACAATCCTCGATCGGTTTTATATCATGAAAAATATGACTGGTGGGGTATGATGTTAAACAAATTTTTCAATAAAAAGTCTTGACAATTAAGTTATAAGGCTATATAATGGTGCACTATGGAACTAAGTACTAAACATTTTGGCGAGCCTTACGCAGTCCGCGGAGAAGATAACTCTTGGTTGGGCGGGCAAGTACATAATTTCTTTGCTACTGATAGTGAAGATAATTGGATTCGTAATGAAGAAAAATTGCTCAGAATGGGTTATACAAAAGACTATCTAACGTATGATCTAAATGAACAAGGCTTTAGAATGTTTAAGTCACTTGAGGACGAGTTTAATGAGCCTATCGTTTGTATTGGCGATAGTTCTACATTTGGAAACGGAATTCGTTTTGAAGATATTTGGATTAACTTCCTAAAAGAGGAAGGAGACATTATTAACCTAGGTAGCCAAGGTGCCGGATTTATCACAATTTACAGATTATTAAAGTCATGGCTACCTGTAATTAAACCTAAAGCTGTCTACATGGCAGAACCTATACAAAAGCGTCCAGAGTTTTATACTGGTTCTATTCCTCATATTATAGGAGAAAATTCGAGGGATATGGATAAAGACTTCTGGAATGAATATTTAAACAATGAAAGAACAGAAGGCGTTTACAGAAGCTTATGCTTAGACGCCATAAAGAACTTGGTAAAAGATTTGGGTATTAGATTGTATTTCTTGGAAACACCTTGGGATACACCCATCTTTGGAGATCATGGTTGGAGACGTAATATGTTTCTCACAAAGAAATATGTTATGACTGCTGCAAAGTATAACTCCGATCACGACCAAGTAGGTCAAATAGCACGTGACCTATTACACCCTGGTAGTGATATACATTCGCATATTGCCCAGGAATTTAATCATATGTTTGATAATAATCTTTTGTACGGGAGTTAAAAATGGCTAATCATGTCTACTGTGATATTTCCTTTGTAGAGGGAAACAAAACATCTACGAAAAGATTCAACGAAGCATTTAAGTCTGTTAAAAGGCTTGACGAGTGTGGACTTGAATACTCTAACATTATGCCCGAGTGGGACGGAGATTTTGCGTCTTATGGCTGGATGAATGACAACGTTGGTCCTAAGTGGGCTAATTTAGAAGCATACGATGAAGATGAAATTGACGAGTATGTACATGTCTGTTCGGCATGGTGTGCTCCATTTCAGTTTATGGAAACTTTAGGTGAGCATCTTAGTGAAGTTGATGCAGACGTAAAACTAAAAATGACATACGTTGACGAGTTTTATAACTTTGTAGGTGTATGGACATGGGCAAATGGTGTCTCTGAAGTTGAAGAAGTTGATGGGGAATATTTAATTAAAATGCGAGCAGAGCAGCTTCGTATTCCTTCTAAAAAGTATCAAATTTTTGATGATGATGGTTGGCATGATTTCTTAGACGACATTTTGCATCAATGGGCGTCTGAATCCTTAGATGATTAATGGGTATGATTTTAAACTATAAAGACTTAGCTGACAAGACAATTGGTTTTACATGTAGTACATTTGATTTACTACATGCAGGACATATCACAATGCTAGAAGAAGCCAAAAGGCATTGTGATTATCTAGTCGTCGGTTTGCAAATTGATCCTTCTATTGATAGAAAAGATAAGAATAAACCCGTACAAAGTGTCGTAGAAAGACAAATTCAATTAGCAGCAGTTAAGTATATTGACGAAATTGTTCTTTATAATACAGAGAAAGATTTATTAGATCTTCTCTTGACATTACCTATAAATGTGCGTATAATAGGCGAAGAATATAGAGACAAACCCTTTACTGGAAAAGAACTTCCTATCAAAGTAATATATAACACTAGGAAACATTCTTTTAGTAGTACAGATTTACGTCAACGCGTAGTTGAAGCAACAATTGGTTATGAGGATAGAAGGTGATCCAAACTAGTAAAATTTTTGGAGAAAGACATACAGGAACAAATGCTGTAAGAGTGTTTCTCACAGAAAATTTTAATTTACGCCCTCATGATTACAGATATTTGGGTTGGAAGCATCGTTTAGCTCCTTCATTATCAGAGATGGAAAAATTTGATCTCACTAAAACATTATTTGTTTTTACTTTTAGATCTCCGTACACATGGATACAGGCAATGCATCGTGAACCCTATTATTTCCATTGCCCTGAAGCACATGATCGCCCTTTAGAATCTTTTGTAAAATTTCAAATAGAAGATTATGAAAACAGCATTGCAATGTGGAATCAAAAAAATAGAAGTTATCTTGAACTCTCTAAAAAATTATCAAATAGTATGATTGTAAAAGTGGAAGAGTTTAGAAATTTTCCTTCAGTGATTGCTGAAAAGGTAAATCTTTTATTAGGCACAGACGTACAAAATTTAAAGTATGTTAGCCAATATATAAGTGGACAAGGAATATCAAATTCTGATGTAGATAAAAATTTAAGTATGGAGTATCTTCCTCCGTCTACATTAGAATTGATTAATGAAAATCTTGATTTTCAAGTTATGAATGAACTTGGTTATAACATTGAGGAATAGAAAATGAAAAAGCGTAATGTAACGAATCGTCGTAAAGTGGCTCTTGAGAATCTCAAGAAGCAAAAGTTCTTCCCAAAGAAGATGAAGGACGGTAAGGAGCGCTCAGAAGAGAAATGGACTGAGCGTAAAACAAAAATGATTGAAATTCTCGAAAAGAGAATTGGAAGTGGAGTATTATAATGAGTAATGATCAAGCAAAAAGAAAAATTGCCAACTGTATTATGGCAAGCAAGAGGGCATTGGATCCTAGTTTTAGAGCCTATTGGAAAGATACGGCATCAAAACTAGCAAAGACATACAATGTTAATTTAACTGAAATTGAAAAGACACCGGAGTTTTACAATGCTAAAGTTGGTAGCCTGCACTAAGGTTTGGCAAAACCTTGGAGATGTCCACCTCCCTATGTGGAGGGCTTGTGATTGTAATGAGTACATTATTGCAAGATTTGAAAAGGAACCTACTTGGCCTGAAATTGGAGATGCTGTTAAAAAGTTTATGCACATCTTGGAAGGTAGGATCTCTGATAACACCATAGAATCCTATATCGGGTTTGAGTTATATAGCAATAATTCTCTTACACACGGAGAAAACTTTCAATTAGAACAAGGGGGAACAATTGACTTCCCCGCTGAGGATGTTACACAAATCGATGTTAGATCTGAAATGGCTGGAATCGCAGGGGAAATTCCTCAATGATGATAAAATGGAGCCAAGGCTAACCATAGCCTACTCCTATTACGAGGAACCTGAACTTTTAGAAAAACAAGCCCAACTCTGGGAAGACTATCCTCCTGGAGTTGAGATTTTTGTGGTTGATGATGGATCACAGAAATATCCTGCGTTGGATATTTTAAAGAGAACATATTTTCCATATGGTCCTAATATACAGTTGTGGACAGTAGACGAGGACCTTGGTTTTAACTCCCATGGTTGTCGAAACTTAGCTGCAACTTATGCACCTACAGATCCCGTTCTATTTTTAGATATGGATATCACTCTCAATCCTTGTGATGTGGGAAGTATAAGACGTATTGCATTTAAGGATGGACGTCACTATATGTTCAATGCTTATATCAGACACAAAAAGAATTTTGTCCCTTGTCCAGGACATATCAATATGTTTATAACAACAAAGAAAACGTATTGGGACGCTGGTGGTTATGATGAATCTTTTACAGGCTGGCATTATGGCGATAGAGAATTCCATGAAAGATTAGAAGCAGCTTCGACAAAAAATAATACAGGAATTACTCTAACAATTGAAAGGGGTGGCAGAGACATGTATGTTGATCCTGATCAAGAGTCTAGAATGGTATACGATAACAAAAATATGAAACTAATCTACAGAGACGAACTCCCTGATTTCAACATTCTTAAGGGTACGCAGCCCAATAAATTAGTGTTTCCGTATACCAGAATCTTATAAATACTGCTTGACATTTAGCATGAAATGTGCTATAATAACAATATAAATTGTTAAGAGAGAGTAGAAATAATGTTGAAGTTTAGGGGTTTTCTAGTAGAACAAGCGGCTGAAGAAGACAAACTCAAGCATCTAGAACATGTAGAGGATCATGTCTTGCATGGAGGTGCAGAAGGATTTGCACATGCTTTTCACACCCTAAATGATGTACACGGACACCTAACTGGACAAAAAAACGACACTAAAATTACCACAAAATATGATGGTAGTCCTGCAGTTATTTACGGTACAGATCCTAAAACTGGAAAGTTCTTTGTAGGCAGTAAGTCTGTTTTCAACAAAAATCCTAAGATTAATTATACGCCTGCTGATATTGAAAAGAACCATGGACATGCTCCTGGACTTGTTCAAAAGCTCAAGGCTGCTTTAGAACACCTTCCCAAAATTCACGACGGCAAAGGCATTTACCAGGCAGATATTATGCACTCTGGTGATGTAAAGGATCGTGGACATCGTGCAGAGTATACACCAAACACTATTACATACCACCATCCAAAAGGTTCGGACGATTATAAGAAGGCTCTAAAGGCAAAATTTGGTGTTGCTATTCATACCAAATATACTGGTAACAGTCTCGATCAAATGGTTGCACAACACGGTGCAGATATTACTCATAATGAACACGAAGACGTTCACGTGATGCCTGTTCATCATGACATTAGTAAGGCACACTACCCTCTAGAAGCACAACAAGAGTATCAGAAGCATGTAAAAGCTGCTATGGAACATTACAAAAAGATGCCTAAAGAAGGGCACGAGGCTGTAATGGGACACTCAAAACATCTTAAAACATATATTAACAATACAGTAAGAACAGGTGAGGATCCTTCTCATAAAGGCTTCCATGCTCATCACAAACTAAAACACGACAAAGGTATTGCTAAAGTAAAACTAGAAAAGGCAGTACAGAGCAGAACACAGAAAAGGGATGCTGCACTAAACAAAATAAAAGCAGATAAAGGACATATTGAAACTGCTTTAAAAATGCACCATCACTTACAAAAAGCAAAAGATATTTTAACAGACGCGTTATCAAGCCATTCTAGCGTTGGTCATGAGATTGGAGGAATGCCTACGAAGCCTGAAGGTTTTGTTGTACACAAAGGCGGCCGTCCTTCTAAATTTGTTGATAGAAAAGAGTTTAGTGCTGCTAACTTTGCTAGAGGCGACGCACTTAAAGGGAACAAATAATGCCAGCTAGAAAAAACAAACATATGGTATTTGCGTTCGGAAGGATGAACCCACCTACTGCTGGGCATAGTAAGTTAGTTGACGCTGTACACGATGTTGCAAGAGGACACGGTGCAGATCATAAAGTTATTGTAAGCCACAGTCAGGACTCTAAGAAGAATCCATTACATTCCGATCACAAAGTAGACTATCTAAAACATGTGCACCCAGGTGTAAACTTTGAGGCTTCTAGTAAAGAGAGTCCTCACTTCTTAGCACATCTAAAAAACATGCACTCACAAGGATACACCCATGTAACAATGGTTGCTGGATCTGACAGAGTACATGAATTCCAAAGACTTGTAGACAAGTATAACGGACCTGGAAAAGAATATCATTTTAAAAAGATTAATGTTGTCTCAGCAGGACATAGAGATCCTGATGCAGACGGTGTTACTGGTATCAGTGGCACAAAAATGAGAGCTCACGCTGCTAATAATGACTTTGAATCATTTAAACGTGGCCTACATCACAGAGCATCTCAAACCCATGCTAAAAAATTATTTAAAGCTGTGAGACATGGTATGCAACTTAAGGAGGGAGAAGTTTTCCATAGCTTCAAGTCCTTCTTGAAGGAGCATTCATGTACTGGTTCTTAGTAAAGTCGATACTCTCAGGTATAATCAGCTCATCTTTTGGTGAGTGGTTCCTCAGAACCAAGGCAGGTACTTGGTTTCAACAAAAATTAGATCGTTTTCTCAATTACGTTTCTTATAAATACGATATACATATAACAAAGACTGATGCTAAATGGCGTCGTGATTATCCTTTGTTGGCAGAACGTATTGATAAATTGGAGGAGTGGACACACCCACCAGTCGCTCCTGGAGGGGCTACAGAACTCCAAGAACAAATAGAAGAATTAAGAAAAGAGATACAGGAATTAAAAAATGCAAAACTTCAAACAGTGGCTAGAAGAGGCAGAAAAACAAAGACTTGATCCTAAGTGTTGGGACGGCTACAAAAAACAAGGCACCAAAGTTAAAGGTGGTGTCCGTGTCAACAATTGCGTCAAAGAAGATGAAGAACTTAAATACTGCCCCAAGTGTAAGAAACTAGAAACACGCTCAGATTGTGCGTATGGTGGTGAGTATTGGGATAACAATGCCAAAGAAGTTTCAGTAGATGGTGATAACGTATCTGTATCTGAAGCTAAAAAACATAAGTCATCAAAAAAATCAGATCTAACTGCTAAAATGTTTAACAAAATGGCAGGTGGCTTCCATGAAGAAAAAGGAATGGAAGGCATGACACAAAAAGGTGGACATAAAAGGTCCACAGAATCAGGCGCAGGCCTGACACAAAAAGGCGTCGATAAATATAGACGTCAGAACCCAGGAAGTAAACTACAAACCGCAGTAACTACACCTCCAAGCAAGCTAAAACCTGGTAGCAAAGCTGCTAAAAGACGCAAGTCATTCTGTGCAAGGTCCAAAGGCTGGACAGGAGAAAGAGGTAAGGCTGCAAGAAGAAGATGGAATTGTTAATATGTTATTTAGATTAATGCCTTTATTATTTATTCTTGGTGCATTGGGCGGTGCTTACATCTACTATAAAGATACCCAAGAAAGATTACAGTTAGCTGCTGCTAATTTAGCAAGAGCAGAGACAGCGGCTGAAGCTAACAAACAAGCATATGATCTCCTAGTAGAACAGAATGCGGAAACTCAACAACGAGTTGAGGAATTACAGACACAATTAACAGAAGCTGAAGTATACCAAGACGAACTAATTGGAAAACTTCGCAGACATAACTTAACCATGTTGTCCATGCAAAAGCCTGGACTCATAGAAACGAGAGTAAATAATGCAACAGCAGCTATATTCGATGAACTTGAAGCTATTACTTCTACTAGTAACGAGTAGTATTCTTGTCTCAGGTTGCTCTTTGATGGCACCTAAAGAGAGAATTGTAACTCAAATTCAGACAGTAGAACGACAAATACCAATACAGGCAAGACCTAAAGGATTATCTTTGTTTGATGTTGAATGGTATGTTGTTACTCCAGAAAACTTTGACGAGTTTAGAGAAAGATTTGAAAAAGAAAATGGGGACTTTGTATTTTATGCGGTGAGCGTTCCTGGCTATGAAAATATGTCATTAAACTTAGCAGAATTGCGTAGATATTTAGAACAACAAAAAGCTCTTATAGTATATTATGAAGAGCAATTAAAACCAAAACCAACTGAAGACACAGAGAATGCTAACTGAAGGAATTAGAGATCCTGGTATTTTTAAAGCCGTATTCCTAGCCGGTGGGCCTGGAAGCGGTAAATCCTTTGTGGTTGGACAAACTGCTTTAACATCATTTGGGCTAAAAATAGTTAATCCTGATAGAATGTATGAGTATGCCTTAGCTAAACATGGCATGGCTCCTACACCAGACAACATAAAGTCAGAAAAAGGACAGCTTATAAGAGCCAGAGCAAAATCTGCCACAGAAAGATTAATGGATAGTTACATTAACGGCAGGCTTGGTTTAGTTATTGACGGAACAGGTAAAGACTATAGCAAAATACAAACAATGAAGGCACATCTTCAGCATTTAGGTTACGATTGTGCAATGATATTTGTTAATACAGATAAAAATACTGCACTTGCAAGAAACAAAGCTCGTACAAGAACACTTCCCACTGGTATGGTGTCTAAAATGTGGAGTGATGTACAAAACAATATTGGTAAATTCCAACATCTATTTGGACAAAACTTTATTATTGTAGATAACAGTGAAAGTAGTAATATACAAGGCGGAGTAATGTCTGCCTATAGAAGAATTGGGGCGTGGGTAAGGCGTCCCCCTAATAATCACCACGCTCGAGAATGGATAAATAGTCAGATGAAAAAGAGAAACATTAGAGAGAAACTAGACGCGGACAAAAACAGTATCGGCGATTACATTAGCGATTTTAAAAAGTCTGACGCACCTCAATTTAAAGGCAAAGGCAAGTCTAAACGTAGAAGTATGGCAGTTGCCGCATATCTCGCATCTAAAAGAAAGAAAGAGTCACTTGGTGAGATTAACAGACACGGTGTACCCAAAGACGCTACAAAAACAGAACTTAAAAAGATTAGATCCAATCCTAATTCCAGCCCGGGTGCAAAGAAGTTAGCACACTGGAAGTTAAACATGCATCATAACGAAGGCAAAGAGCATTCTTGGAAAACAGACGGACACTATACACAAGACGGTAAAGAGTGGAAAGGTCCACAACACGCACACGACGGTCAAGTAATGACAGGTGAGAAGCACACTGAGAAAAGCGTAAACTTATTTCATTTTAAAGACTTAAAGCCTAATATTAGACAAAAGATTTTAGACAAACTTAAAGAAGATGCTGAGTACGATCCTACACCTGGTGGTATGGAGTGGGGTACAGACCAGGGAACAGAATATTTTAAGAAGTTAACACCTGGTGAACAAAAAGCTAAAAAAACAGAAATGATTAAACCTATTGATACTCCGATTGAGATAAAAGAAAATGAGGAAGTAAAAATAGACGTACAAAAAGATAACTCTAAACACGAATATAAGCAAGAAAACGAAGAAATGGCCGATTACTTCCTCACCCAAGAAGATGTCGCAGAATTAGAAAATGAAGCAGCAAATATTACATATGATCAACTAGAGTTTTATTCAGAGTTTGATGATTTTTCAGTTGATTTAGATCTTGACGACGAGGAGTTTGAACCAGAAGAGTGGGACGAAGAACTTGATGAGGAACTATCAACACAAGGTAGATTAAAAAGACGTTTCGCTGCTAGACGTAACAGACAAAAATTAAAAGTAGCAAGACAAATTGCACTTAGACGAGGATCTTCACCTGACAGATTAAAAAGAAGAGCTGTTCGTGGAGCAAGAGGTATGGTTTATAAGCGTCTACTCAGAGGTAGAGATAAGAAGACAATGCCCCCAGCAGAAAAGGCTAGATTTGAAAAACTAGTTGCACGTTTTGCTCCTCTTGTACAACGCTTATCTGTTAAGATGTTACCCAATATGCGTAAAATGGAAATTGCTCGCATGAAAGGCCGCAACAAGAAGAAAGCATCTAAATCTAAAACGTACAAGCCAGCTAAACCAATAGCAAAGAAACAAACAAGCAAAAAATTTAAGGTTAATTTACCTAAAAAGAAAAGATAATGTCTATACCTTTGATTCATGTAGATTATGATTTAGACATAGAAAGGATGAAAGAGATTGCTGAAGAAGCATATCCTTCAGCAACCTTTTATACTGATAATAGATTTCCTTACGTTGACTTTAGTTGGTGGAAAATTAGCACCTACGAACATCCTGAACTTAAAAAAATAGCAGATGATTTTGGCATAGAATACCACCCAAAATTCTATTGGCAAGAACCTAACTCTTATCTTCCCCCTCACGTTGATAACGGTACACTGTGCTCATTGAACTTTGTGTTATCGGACGATCCGGTTCCTGTAAATGTAGAAGGCGTTGATTATCATTATACAGCAGCATTTCTAAATACTACATTAATGCACTCTGTAAGAACAGGAGATAAACCAAGATTACTATTAAAGTTTTCGATATTTAATCAACGTATAGAGGATATAAATGAACACTGAAGACAAACCTTTATTAGCTATAGGATGGATAATATGCACGCTGTTATTCTTGGGTCTGTTATAGACTTTACTCAAGTATCTGTAAAAAGAGCACCTGGCGCACATAGAATAGCCACCTATCTTAGAAAAGAACTTAACATGGACGTTGAAGTCATAGACTTTTCTGTCAACTGGCCTGTCGACAAATTAAAAGACTATCTTAGCGCAATTTTAAGAAACGACACTGTCTTTTTGGGTGTAAGTTCTACATTTGACATGCACTTTGATAACATGACAGATGTTCTAAACTGGGTAAAGGAAAAATATCCAAAAATTGTTATTGTAGGAGGTACACAATCTTATTATAACTGCTCGAACCTCCCTATTGATTGGTTATTACACGGTTATGGTGAACTTGCAATAGCTGCTCTTGTAAGACACCTTACAAGCATCAGTACTGATCTAAAATATTCTCGACATGGAACATACAATTACATAGATGCAACACATGATTACGACGCTACAAGACTAAAAGACTTTACAATAGATTACGAGGAAAGAGATTTTATTCAGCCTCAAGAGTGTCTTACAGTTGAGTTAGGTAGGGGCTGTATTTTTAATTGTGGTTTTTGTACACTTGTACATAGAAATATAAAAGGCGATCACAGCAGGAGTGAAGATAATTTTTATGATGAATTATTAAGAAATTATGAAAAATGGGGAACCACAACATATACTTTTTCTGATGAAACTGTTAATGATTATCACGAAAAACTGGAGAGGTATGCTAGAGTTGTAACTAAATTACCATTTCGTCCACACTTTGGGGGATATGCTAGAGGGGACTTATTAGTTGCTCGCCCAGACGATTGGCAAATGATTAATGATTTAGGGTTTGACTCTCACTTTTATGGGATAGAAAGTTTTAATCATGAGGCATCTAGAATAATTGGAAAAGGAATGAACGGTGATAGACTAAAAGAAGGTCTTTTAAAAGTTGAAGAGTTTTTTAATAAACAAGGATTTTATAGGGGACATATTAGTTTAATTGCTGGGTTGCCTGGCGACACTGAAGATACAATGAGGCAAACACTAAGTTGGCTCTCTGATAACTGGTGGCCAAAAGGTAACTCGGCTGCAATTATGCCTTTATGGATTTCTCCCAACAATAGACCTTATGACGAAGATAGTGAGTTTTCTAAAGACCCTGAAAAATGGGGTTACTCATTAACTACTATGAAAGAATCAGACCCAGAAGGACAGGGTGTTAAAGCTCCTCATTACAACAAATCATATCAAAATATGTACGATCATATCTGTAAGAAAGAAGAAGACGGCTGGGAGCGTAAGTACGGAGGATTGCGTGGTATGACTCTTATGAATTGGAAAAACGGTGATATGAATATGTACAAGATTCTTAAATTTTTATCAGAAGAATGGTTTTCTCCAAATATGAGAATGTCTGGTCCTGCAGTACATTCGTTTCACAATTGGCTAGCAAACCCAGAGTATAAATGGGAAGACATGAAAAAACCACAGATTGAGCTCGGCATTACAGAAGAATATAATAAAAAATTTATTGAAGAATACATAGAGAAGAAGTTCAAGATCTTATAAATACCTTTGTAAACACACTAAGGGTACACACTATGGCAGACCAAGGTAAGAGATTAGACATGTTAGTGCGTCAGGGAATGATGCCTGCACAAAATCTCCCAATTTTAAAACGAGCTATTGCACGAGTACAAATGGGCTCTCAGTTACTTCCTAACGAAAGAGAAATCATTAAAAAGTTTATGGACGAACTTATGTTTATTGTATTCGGAGACGATACTGTATTTAATAGAGCCAAACAACATACCCAAAGAAATAGATATCAAACAGAGGAGCATATTGTGAGTCAACTCGACGAAAAAATGGTTGACGGCGTCGAAGTTGTCGACGGCGATGAGGAGAGAATGAAGGACGAAGTGAAAGCCAAAAAGCTAGGCAAAGTGGCTAAAAAAGATAAAATGAAAATGTTCGCAAAATCTCTCCGTAAACAAAAAGAAAAAGAAGAGCAACAGGAATCACTTGATATTGTAGATTTAAATAAATTATATCAAGATAAGTTTAATGAAGCTCTTGAAGAATTTGGTGTCTCTACTATTAGAGACTTACCAGAGTCTAAGAAGAAAGAATTTTTTGCCTGTATCGACGAAAAGATGGCCAAGAAGGACCATGACGGTGATGGAAAAATTGAGACGAAAAAACAAGAGTACTTCGGATCAAGAGACAAGGCAATTAAAAAGGCTATGGCACAGAAGGAAGAAGTCGATCTTGACGAAGAAGGCAAGATGGCTAAAGACAAAGAGTCTCATGATACAGGCGGTTTTAGAATTCCTAACAAAGATGCAAATGCAGCTAGAGATAGATTAAAAAATAAGAACAAGGAAAAGTTTCCTGGTGTACAGGGAGAAGAAACCGAATATAACTTCGATGAAGACGCTCTTTTAGAATACATCACTGCCAAGCAAATTAAAATGGCTAGAGGCATTGCTAACGATCCTAGACACAAGGGTGGAGACTACACCGGTGCCGCTAAGAAAATGGAAAAGATCAAGAAAGGACTTTCCAATCATCCAGCTGCCCAGAAGGCTTTAAGACAAGCAAACGAATCTTTAGATGATATTGATGCAAGCGACTTGATTGAAAACCCACTAGTAGCAGCCGCTGCTAGAGCACTTGGAGCAGGAGTTGCAAGAAAAGCTGGTATGGGTAAAGTAGGTCAATTTGCAACCGGCCAAGCCGTAAAAGCAGGTGTTAAAAAAGTTATGTCATCTTCAGATGATCAACAAAATGAAGAAATGACACCGGAACAAAAAGCAAAGCGCTTGGAAATGATTAAACAAGCAGCAACGAGAGTCCGTAAACGTAAAGAGGCACAGGCCGAGCGAGATGCAGAAAGAGCCGCTAGAAGAGATATGTCAAGACCCGGTGCTCAGAAGGGCATGGCGCCTGTTAAAAAGGAAGAAATCGATTTGCTAAAAGATATCATTAAGGGCGAACTTAGTGAAACAGCAATTGGTGTCAATCGTTACGAAGCCTTTTCAATTTTAAACCAAATTTTACAACAAATCAAATAGGAGAAAACTATGTCCGCATGGAGTAAATCAGTTAAGCCTGTAATTACAGGTGTAGACCCCGCAGATATCTTTATGGTTGATGAAGCCGAAGTAGCTGCTACACCTGGTATCACACAACCAGGTTGGGTAAAAAGAACAGTTAACGGTTCTAGAGTTACATTTGAAACACTAGTAGCAATGGCTGATCCTTTTACAGATACTGAGTACGAAGCAGCTGGCGGTGCCGATGACGACGCCGAATTCCCAGACGCATAAGAGATAGTACTTAATGTCTAAGAAATTTTCAGAATTAACGGCGGCTACAGCAGCCGCAGGCGTTGATACATTTGCAATAGTTCAGGGAACCGACAGTAAAAAACTTACTGTCGCTTCTCTCTTTGCTGATATTTCAACACCCGTCAAATTTAATGATAAAGTTAAAATTGGCGACGAGAACGTGATGACTGCATTGGGTACCATCCTTTCTACAACAAATATTACTTTATTATCTGATATTGATAGTGCAGGTAATTTAGGTATAAACGATGGAGACCCAGGACAAGTTAAATTTGTAATCATGACCTCTAATGCAGGGGGGCATACAATTACCCTACAAGGTGCAAATCTACAAAACGATATTTCCTTTTCCGCTGCAGGAGATACTGCAACGTTACTATATACTAACAGTAAATGGTATTTCATTGGAGGTACTGCTACTGTATCGTAAAGGAAATAAATAACAGTATGATTGAACTTGATGAGAATACATTTTTAGTTTATGCAATAAAACACTATTACAACCCAGGTTGTATGGGAATGCAAGAACTAGAAGATGATTTAAAAAGAATAAAATATATTAAGAGATTACTTAATCGTTATCATAAAACAGGTGAGGTAAACGAAAGATTGGTGATTAACCATTTGATCGTTTTGTATAATGTTTTTGGTAACGCTGCAACAGATATTTTATTTTACAAGTTAGAACAAGAATACTGGACAGACTTAAAAACATATCTAGTATTTTTAAATAGAATGCCATTAGAAACAGTAGTTAGTAAGGGCATTCCAGAGACAAATATACCACTCAATAATGAGTTAATTGGGATTTTAAGGAAACTATAGTGTCAAGATTTTTAGATGGTATGATAGCTTTGAGGCTGTTAAGGTTGTTAGCGCAACCAATAGAACAATCTGACGCATTTCGTTTTGGCATCATTAATAAAGATGCTGAAAAAATTAAAGACCCGGTAACGTCTCAAGAATTAGATTCATATACTTTACTTAATAGATTCATTTTTAAAGTAAAACGTGCATTGATGAAGTCTCCTGATAGAAATGCAAAGAGACTTCTTACTTTTGCAGCAGCTCTAGCAATTCTGCGTGAAGAGAAAAATCTCAATATGAGTGATGAGGAGTTTGAAACAAAACTCGATTTATACTCAATGTTCGATGATGTTCAAGATGAGGTAAAATTATTAGAACACAATACTATGTCATTTAAAAACCACAGGTTTGTTGAGGAAGTCGCAGCAAACGCAGTGGGTGGGGGTGCAATTCATGGTATTGGCATCGGGCCCAAGGGCGAGCCAGGAAGAGATCCTGTAATGCAGCCAATGGTGAGAAGGAAAAAGAAGAAAGATGGCAAATAGTACAGAAACTGAGATTGCGTTAGTCAAGAACGAAGTAAATCAGATTGGCCAGCTTTTTCTTAAATTAGAAAATGCTCTTGACAAAATTACAGAAGTGTGCAATAATATCGGTCAGATGTTAGCTGTACACGATGAAAGACTTAATAACCAAGAAGATTACGCAGACGAGCTAAAAGAACAAATAGAGATGCATAGAAAAGAGCACCAAGCCGACATTAAAGAACTACACTCTAGGTTAACAACCGCACAAAGAGAGATTACAAAACAAAACCAGGTTGATATGGAGAAAGTCTTGGCTAGTATTGAGTCTCTTAAAATGGATGTGTCTGGTAGATTGTCTGAGCAAGATCAACGCATATCCTCATTAGAAAAATGGCGTTGGATTGTAGTTGGTGCAGTAATCATTACTGGTTTTGCCCTACCAATTATTGTAGAATTTCTCCACATTTCTTCTTGACAAATAGATAACACTCTGTTACAATAGCACCTATACTAATCGTATAGGTTTTTTTATGTCTTTGTTTATTGATCTAAAATATATTAATCAGGTATCCTTTAGGCTTGAGAGATTCAAGAAAAAGGATCAGTACCTCTTTAATTTCCGATGCCCTATTTGTGGCGATAGTAGCACAAAAAAGAATAAGGCTCGCGGATACCTGTACAAAGTTAAAAACGATATGTTCTACAAGTGTCATAATTGTGGAGCAGGTAAAACATTTGGGGGACTTCTAGAGACACTAGATGGTACTCTACATAAACAGTATGTTGTAGAACGCTACAAAGAAGGATTACCTTCTAACAGGGCCAATCAAAAGCCAGAATTTAACTTTGAGTTTAAGGAACCTAAATCTCGTCCTAAAACTCTTATTGATGAATTAATGGACAGATTGGATACTTTGCCTGAAGATCATGAAGTCATAGAGTATGTGAAGTCGAGAATGATTCCAAAACAAGTTTGGAACAGATTATACTTTCTTGACGATATTAGAAAAGCAGCACAGTTAAACACAAAGTACACCTCTTCTCTTACAGTTGAACAACCTCGCCTAATACTGCCTTTTATTAACACAGAAGGTAAACTAACAGGCATGGCTATGAGAGGTATTCGTGGGGAGTCTTTGAGATACATTAATCTAAAAATTGATGAGGACGCTCCCACTATCTTTGGTCTAG